GGACTGACATTCGGGTTAAGGTCTTTTCATGAGTAATGCAGTGATCTACTCCCGCATCAGCGATGACCCGACGGGGAAGGCGGCGGGCGTCGAACGCCAGACGGAGGAGTGCCGAGCGCTTGCCGCGACTTCCGGCGTCTCCGTCGTGGAGGAGTTGGTGGACAACGATCTCTCGGCGACGACGGGGAAGCGGCGTCCTGGGTACGAGCGTGTGCTCGAGCTGATCCGGACTGGTGAGGTCGACACAGTTGTGGTCTGGCACACCGACCGCCTGTACCGGCTCCCCCGCGATCTTGAGCCGATCATTGACCTGGCGGAAGGGCGGCGGCTTCGGTTCATGACTGTGACGAGTTCGGAGATCGATCTGAATACCTCGGCTGGCCGGATGGCGGCTCGGATACTGGCGGCGGTGTCGGCGCAAGAGGTGGAGCACAAGGCGGAGCGGCAGCGTTCGGCCAGCGACCAGCGGGCCGCTAGGGGCGAACTGACGGCGAAGCCAGGGTTTGGGTATCGTCGCGTCTCGGGTCGCGATCAGATCGATGCTGGCGAGGCTGGGGTGGTCGTTGAGTGTGCTCAGCGTCTGCTGTCGGGTGAATCACTTCGGGCTGTCGCGGCCGACTTGAATGCCCGTGGCGTGGCGTCTCCCGCTGGCGCTCCGTGGCAGTCGGCGACGCTGCGGCAGATGATTCGCAGGCCGAGTCTTGCGGGTCGCCGCACGCACCGCGGTGTCGTCGTCGGCGAGTTCAACGCCGAGTTGCATCCTGCGATCCTCGACGTCGACACACACGAGCGGCTCGTGGCGCTTTTCGATGACCCGACGCGCAAGGTCTCCCCTGGCGGTCGGACTCCTCGGCACCTGATGTCGGGGCTGGCGGTGTGCGGTCGCTGCGGTGGGTCGATGAAGCGGCTGGCCGGCTGGGCGCCGAAGGAGGGGCCGAAGACGAAGGTGGTTAAGCCCGCGTATGCGTGCACCGAGTGCTTCAAGGTGCGGCGCCTGCAAGAGCCGGTGGACGAGCTGGTGACCGAGGTGGTGTTGCGGCGTCTGGAGCGCCCCGACGCCGCCGAGCTGTTCTCGCGCGGTGACGCTGGCGCGGCTCGGGATGCCCGCGAAGCAATAGCAGCGGTCGATGCGAGGCTCGCGACCGCTGCGGACCACTTCGCGGATGGCGTCCTGACCGGCGATCAGCTCAAGCGCATTACGGAGAAGCTGCGGGTCGAGCGTTCTCGGCTTGACGGTGTGCTCACCGCATCGCTGCCGGCCGCGGTGCCCGTGGCGGCCGTAGGTGACCGGGCGAGGTCGACGTGGGCTGGCATGCATATCGACAGTCGCCGTGCTCTGATTGGTGCGCTGGTGCGGGTGGTGATTCTGCCGGTGGGTGCGAGTGGGCGGAGCGCGTTTGATCCGGCCGGCGTGCGGTTCGAGTGGATCGCCGAGTCGGAGGTGGTCTTGTGAGCCGCAGGCGGGATGTGCAGAGAGAGTTCGTAACGATCGGCGTCGAGTGCTCCAAGGGGCACCGAGTTGGGCTCGTGTTCCGCTCGCTCATAGACGACGGCGGGAACCCGTTCGGTTTGGGGCATGGGCTGACGTTCGTGGACCCGACACCCGAGGACCGCGACTCCGGCAAGGTGAAGGGTCGGTGTGAAGTGTGCATGGCGGATGTGCAGATGCGATGGGTTCGAGTGCGCGCCGGTCTGGAGCGGCTCGTGGTCGAGGGCAGGACCAGCGACGTTCTTCGCGCAAGCTCGGAGGACTAGTCGCGTCGCGTCTTCGCTACTCGGCGAAGCAGCGCTAAGCTCTCATGCAATAGCCCTCGGGCCGGTGCGGGCAGCCGATTACAGTCCAGGCAATGCGCCTCTCAGCGGGGGTGCGATTCTCGCATTCCGCTCGGAGGCGTTTCGCATGTCCATCCCTTCTCCCATCCCTTCTCCCATCGCTTCACCGCAGGTCGCGCGCGCTCGCAAAGCCGCGCTTGACCGATACCGCGGACCCGACGATCCTCAGGTAGTCGAGGCATCGCGCGACCTGGCAGCAGCGAATCTCCAGCAGTACATTGAGCGCACCGTCGCAGGTGCTCCGCCACTCTCCGACGAGCAACGCGACCGGCTCGCCTCGCTCCTCCGCGGCGGGAGCCCGGCGTGAGCGGCCGGAAGCCGGAGACGGCGAGTCAGGCTGCGTCGTGGGAGCGCGTGAAGAGCAACGCGCTCGGCGCGGGTCTCTGCCATGGCTGCGCTGCTCAGTTGGCTTGGGGTGCTCAGAACGGTTTCGCTGCGATGCATCCTCCGTGCGATCCGTGTGGTCGGATCGTGGCTGGCTGGCCCTCGCCGAAGCCCAAGGGCTGGCGAGTGCCGTTTGGATCGCTTTCTCGTCCGTCGTCGTGGGGCGTCTCGCGGTGCGAGCGTTGGGGCGCACCTGCGAGCGCCTGTTCTGTGGGTGCCCAGGGGTCAGCCCCCACCGTGGAGGCCGGGTTGGCTCGGGTTGCGTCTCACGGGGCGCGTGGGGCCGCCGCGGGCGGGTTGGCGGTGTCGCCGTGAATGCCCAACGCCTCCAGGTCGGAACCGTGGAGGCGTCGGAAGATCGTGCTGGCGAGCTGATCTGGATTGATCGTACCGTCGATGGACGACAGAAGCCCGCTGCGTGGTGCGGCAATGGGCTTTGAGTTGACGAGGCGGGTGTGGTCGCTCGCTGATGAGTTCCCCGACCTCGGCCGTAGCGAGCTGCAGGTGCTGCTCGTGCTTGCCGACCATGCTGATGACGAGTCATGCGCGTGCTGGCCGAGCCAGGCGCGGGTGGCGAGTCGGTGCCGAATCAGTCGCGATTCTGTCAGCCGCGCAGTCGCGGTGCTGCGCGAGCGCGGGTGGGTGTCGACTCAGTATCGGTCCGTGGGCGTCGGCGACCAGTTGCGCCGGGGTAGCGATCAGTACGTTCTCACGCTCCCGGCTGTGTCGGCTGGTGCGGTACAGGACGACCGCGCTGTGTCGGCTGGTGCGGCGCAGCATCCTTTGCTGAACCGCATATCGGGGCGTGCTGTGTCGGGTGGTGCGGCAGCAGAACCATTCAATGAACCAGGTACTCCAGGTTCTAGGCCGCATGGTCCGGCACAGCCAGTACGACTGCCGGTCGAATGGGCACCCAATGCGGGGCACCGTCAGTCGGCTGCAGTCGGCGTCGACGTGGATGTGGAAGCACAGCATTTCCGCCTGCACGCCGAGGCGCACGATCGGCGGCTCGTGAGCTGGGATCCGGCGTTCACGTCATGGCTACTGAAAGCGCGGCCGGCCGCGTCGGCTCGCAGTCCCGTCGGGTTCGCGGCCGGTGACGAGTGGATGGAGTTCAACCGATGAAGGAGAAGGCAGTGGGTGAAGAAAGTGTGGTGCGTCCTGTGGACCGGGCGCGGGTGTCTCAGCTCGTGATCGCGCAACTCGTGGGCGATCAACTGATGTTCGCGGAGGCGCTCAACGAGATCGTCTACGACGAGTTCGGACTCGACGGGAAGGGCGCGATCATCAACTCGCTCCTCGTCATGAGCCAGGATCTTGCTGGCATCCTGGCGGGTGAGCACGGTGACGCGGCCGTTGACCTTGTGCGGGCGATGCTCGCTCGGCAGCTCGCGGAGGTTGATGATGGCGTGGGCTGAACCGTTCGCATCTGGGTTGCCCCGTCCCCCGGCGGAGTTGCGGGATGCGAGCGGGTTCCTGTCGGCGGCTGACGAGCTGGCGTGGCTCGATGCGGATGGTGTCGGTGCGGGCGTGTTAATGTCTGCTCAGCAAGTTGACGGCGCTGCAGTCGCCTCGGTCGGGCCGGCCAAGTCGAAAGACGATGAGCCCATACGGACGAGACGCGGCGGGCAGCAGGGTCAAGACCGATGAGCCTCATTCGGGCCAAGGTCGATGAACTCTTTCGGACACGAGCGACCGCAGTTCTCGGGTTGAACCCGTCTCTCCGCCACGCGTTGAGAGGCCACATGAGCATCCGGCTGCGATCCCTGTTTCGCGCACGTGTGGCTCTGCCGGGCGCTGCGCCTTCCTGGAAGGAGTTGTGATGAATTTCAAAGAGCAGATGCGGGATGCTCTCGCGGCGGCCCGCGCGGTCACCGCGAAGGCGGAAGCCGAAGGGCGGGAGATGACGGACGCGGAGGTGGCCGAGGCGAACCGTCAGCTCGGCAAGTACCAGTCCGCGAAGTCCAAGCTGGAGAGCCCGCGGGTGGACATCATGGAGATGATGAGCGGCGCTGCTTACCCGGGCTCCGCTCTTCCGGGCACCGGGTTCAAGGCGCGCGCCAAGGCTGCGTGGGCGGAGAAGGCCGCTCAAACGGTGCAGGCGGTGATGCGCGGACCGGAGGGCCAGAAGGCACTCACGTCCGGATCTATCGACGTGGCGTCGGTGATCAACCCGGTGTCGGAGATTACCGGCCGACCCACGTCGGTGCTCGACCTGGTGGTGAAGCCGCGGGTGACCGGCAGCGGGGTCGGGAACGCGTTCTCCTACCTGCGGCAGACCACCCGCGAGAACAACGCCGGCCCGGTCGCCGACAATGCGACCAAGCCGACGTCGGTGTACACGTTCGGGGACGTCGAGGACTCGTTCCGTGTGTATGCCCACCTGTCGGAGGCGTTTCCGAAGCGCTACCTGGACGACTACTCCGACCTGATTGGGATTCTCCGCGACCAGATGGCGGCTGGCCTCATGGAGGCGCTGGAGGAGGACGTCCTCACCGGCGCTGTCCAGCCGCATGACGGCTTCACGGGCGTGCTGAACACATCCGGAGTGCAGGCGCAGGCGTGGTCCACGGATCTGCTCACAACCCTCAGCAACGCCCGCTACAAGCTCGTCACCAGCTTCCAGACGCCGACGGCGTGGGTGCTGCACCCGACCGACGTGCAGCGGCTGGAGCTGCTCCGCGAGGACGGCGCGAGCGGGCCGTTCATGTTCCGCAAGGGATTGACCGACATCGAGGAGTTCCTCGGCGGCTACCCGATCGTGACCTCCACGCTCATGACCGCGGGCGTGGGCCTCCTTGGCGACTGGCAGCAGGTGGAGCTCCTCGTGCGCGAGGACGACCATCTCGACGTCGACACCGGCGGGGCGCTGTTCGCGAAGAACCAGGTCCAGTTCCGCCTCGAAGGGCGCTACGGGCTCAAGGTCGGCCGGCCGCTCGCATTCGTGCAGGCGGACCTCACGGCCTAACAGAAACTCCGCACGCCACTTCTTGCTCCTTGGGGCGTGCGGGCAGCGGGTGAGGGACAACCCGCGACCGGGGAGCTGGTGACTCTGAGCACCAGCTCCCCGCTTGCGTTATGCCCGCCCGTTCGGCGCCACCCGGTCGCCCCACAAGTCCTCCCGGAACTTGAGGAACAAGTCGTGGCTCTGCTCGCGCCAATCCCGGTCGTCTCGAGGCGCGATCGGCAGTGTCACAGGTTCTTCGAGGCCTTCGAAGTGCAACACGAGTGTCAGGTTCCAGGGGAAGGTCCGCAGCATGTCGTCGCCCTCGATGGGCGTCGCGTCGAGGTCTACGAGGTCGGAGCGTCGGACGAACCGGAACTCCGAAACGGATGCGTCTGCAGGGTTGTCCCGGTTCCGGGTCACCCCGACGAGAAGGACGTGCGTCGTCGTCACGATCACCGCGCGCGGATTGGCGGCGGTCGGGTCGTCCGCACGAACCCCGAACTCGACGTAGTCCAGGTGCTGACCCTCCAGCCACATGACCATGCGTCCCTCCAGCTGGTAGGCCCAGGCATGGTCCTGCCCGTACGCGGCACCGTGCGTGACGATCCCGCCCCAGCCGAAGTCGCGCGACTCCTTCAGCCGCTCACGCATCGCCTTCATCTCATCCGACAGCACTATGCCAGTCCCTTCCCGTCAGCTCGCTGCTGATCCTCGCAGGCAAACACCGCCCAACGGTATGGCCATCGAATCTCTACCGAACCAGAACCCCACGCAACCACCGGGAGTGTTCTATCCCTCCCCGAGGGGTACCCCCCTCGGGCGCGCGCGTGTAGATGGTCTCCAGCCCTCATGGGACTCCGAGCGTCGGCTCTTCCTAGCCGCGACGCGCTCAAGTTCCTCGGGCGTGGCCTGGCGCTTCTCCACTGGCGTTGCGCTCGTGCTCCCGCTCAGTGTGTGACCTTCGCGATTCAGGCGATCGTCCATCCCAGGGCGGCTACCGGCGCGGGTGTCTCGGGGCATGCCGTTGATGATCCCACGGTCGCGCGGTGTCTCGGTAGGGGCGGATGCTCTGGTCGAGGTTCATTGGCACCTGCGGTCGCTGACGCGCGGGTCCCGTCATCGGTCGCTCGGAGTACGGGTGGGTCTGTGTACGATCGCTCTCAGGGTGAGCGGGGGTGGATCGGTGGCGCAGCGACGAATGGCGGTGCAGCCCTCGGTGCTCACTTGGGCTCGCACCAGCGCGGGTCTGAGCGTTGAGCAGGCGGCGAAGCGGTTGAGCGTCCAGCCGGCGAGAGTCTACGAGTGGGAGCACGGCGAGCTTGAGCCGACGATCGTCCAGCTGCGCAAGGCTGCAGAGGCGTACAACCGTCCGTTCGCGGCGCTCTTCCTGGAAGAACCACCCGCTCAGGAGGAGGTCGTGGACCTCCCAGATTTCCGGCGACCGTCCGTCGCCGCAGAAGGCGAGTCGGCTCCGTTGCGACGCGCGATTCTCCGTGCGCGCCGTCAGCAGGAGGCATTGGAGGAGGTCGCCGATGAAGGCTCCGACGTCGACCTTCCTCCCACGTCCCTGATCGAGCTTGACCCGGACGAGTCGGTCGCGAAATCGGGAAAGAAGCTCCGGCAGGGTCTTGGGCTCGACCAGATTCCTCGGAGGGTACTGCTCAATCCGGAAGAACTCCTCCGGACGCTCGTTCGAACCGTCGAGCAGCACGGGTACCTCGTCATCCAGACTCAGCACGTCTCGATGGACGAAATGCGAGGGTTCTCGCTCGCTGACGGGTCAGCCCCGGTCATCGCCCTCAACGGAGCCGATTGGCCACGCGGGAAGGTGTTCACGCTGCTCCACGAGATGGTGCACATCGGCGTCCGCCACAGCGGGCTATGCGACCTCAATCGCGAGTCTCCCTCGCCGGAGGAGCGCTACTGCGATGCTGTCGCCGCGGCTGCTCTGATGCCCGCTGCCTTGTTCCGCGAGGCTGCAGTTGGCGTTGACCCTATGAAGCTCTCTCAACTCGCTGCACTCGCGAACGACTTCGGTGCGAGCGCGGAGGCTGGTCTTCTCCGCCTCGTGGAGTTGGGGCTCGCTAGTTGGGACCAGTACAAGGAGATGAAGCCTCACTTCAGGGAGGCCTACCTGACGTTCAAGAGCGACGAGAAGGCCAGGTCTTCGGAGAAGGAGGCGCCGCTCTTCTACCAGCTCAAAGCGAGAGACCTCGGCCGGCCGTTCATCAGGACGGTACTCCGCGCTCACGATGACGGTGTCATCAGTTCGCGTGACGTGACGCAGCTACTAGAAGTCTCCTACGACAAGGTGCGCAAGCTCGCCGCGGCCTCCGGGGCGGTCATGCGGTGAGCAAACTCACGACGTACTCGGTCGATACGAGCGCCCTCATCGATGGAGTGGAGCGCTTCTACCCGATCCGCAACTTCCCGAGCTTCTGGGGACGCATCGACACCCTCATCGACGAGGGCCGGCTTCGGGTTTCGGAGGAGGCATGGAACGAAGCGGTCTCCGCCGACGCACCCCTCCGTGACTGGTGCGAGGAAACCGGCATGAATCGCTCGCAGTGCGTCTTCCCGACCACGGCCGAGGTGGCTGCGATCGCTGGCGCCATCGTGTCGGACTATCCGAACTGGATCAAGCAGGGCAAGAAGAACGGTGCCGACCCGTTCGTGATCGCGGTTGCCGAGCACGGCGGACTGATGGTCATCTCGGGAGAAACGAATGGCGGACCGTCGAATCCGAAGATTCCCTACGTCTGCGCACAGCGCGGGATTGACCACGGACGACTCGTGGACCTCATCACTCGCGAGGACTGGATCATCGGCTAGCCTGTCTGTCTCGGCAGGCCGGCTCTGAGTCGCAGAGCGGAACCTGGATGCGTGAGCGTCGCCCGCCAGACCTCGATGCCCGCGCGTAGGCGTACCTGGATCGCAACGTCAACGAGGGTGCCGAACTGGCGGCCCTGAGGGCGGGTTCTGACCCGGACTGGGAGCGACCGCACCTCGGCGGAGTCGACATCACCCTCCAACCGGACCTGTGGACTCCCTGTCAGCGTGCGCGGCGGGAAGCGTACGAGGCTCGGGTACTCGCCTACGTCAACGAGGTTTGCTCTGAGCCATCGCGCTCCCACGCGCCGCTCGCGTCCACCCAAAGCTAGCCTTCGGCCGACTCACCTGCTCGCCTTGGACTAGCGCGTGCCGCCCGCCTTTTGCGCCACCAGCGCCGACCCTTTGACCACCATGATTCGCGAATCGCGAGGAGGGCCCGTGCGTCCTTCAGAAACGCGAGCTTTGCCCGCTTCAGCTGCTCGGCGTCGTCCTTCTCGACTGCCTTGAGGACTGCATTGATACTGTCTTCCACGGTCCCAGACCCGAGCAGGTCGAAGGTCACCGTCACCTCAGGGCTGCGCAGCTCCAGTGCGCGCGCCTCATCCCTGAGTTGGTTCGCGCGCTCGAGGCTGAACCCCCTTGCCTCGTCAATGATGATCTTGCCATTCTCGTCATGCATACCCTTGAGCTCACTGATGATCCGCTCCAGTTGTCCGACGAAGACGCGCGCCGCGATGAACGCGTCTAGCCTCCGGTCTCGCAGCCATCTGGCGTGCTCGCGTCGGCCTTGAATCGCAGCTCCGATCAGCCCGGCGAATATCGTGAGTAGCACTGTGACTATTGGGATGAACGCGAGCAGCGCGGGGTCGATTGTGATGCCGTCCGCCGATTGAGCCGCGATGATCATGGGCAGAGCCTAGCGAGCAAGTTCGCGCGTCAGGTTGCGTGTGTTTACTGGATTGTGTCGGGACTGACATTCGGGTTAAGGTCTTTTCATGAGTAATGCAGTGATCTACTCCCGCATCAGCGATGACCCGACGGGGAAGGCGGCGGGCGTCGAACGCCAGACGGAGGAGTGCCGAGCGCTTGCCGCG